TCTCTTGGTAATTGTCTTTCATAATTAGATATCCACATCAGTTCCTTGTGAACTACTATAGGTTTTAAAATCTACAAATTCTTCTACAGTATCATTAAATCCAAAGTCATCTCCAAATTCAATGAGATCATTGTCAGTATTATCTATAATTCCATCATCATTATAATCTTCCAATGCTTCTGGAGTTACTGTATATCTTACTTCTCTCTTTGCACTTCTCAAAGCATCTGTTGCATAATCAACTTGAACTTTCTTAATAAGACCTTGATCATCTTTTGGAATAGATCCAAACAGATATGTTTTTGCAGTAAAGTTTAGAGTATAGATGATAAGTCTTCTAGTTGTATAATCTCCCTCATAATCATCTCTGAACCCAATTCTATTCAGAACAATTGGTATATCTCTCTTTTCTCCAATTTCTGAAATCATATTCACAGTAACATTAAAAGATGGTTGGAAGTATGGGAGAATTTGCTCTACAATTTGAAGAACATCATCTTGAACTTTTGACATAATATTGAGTTCAAATCCAATGTTGTAAGGAACTGGCATATAAACTCTTCTGGACTCAGTTCCATCAGAGACTACTGATGTTTTAAATGTTTGGATTGCAGATGCTTTTCTTGTTGGATCATAGTCAATTGAATTCATTTCAAATGACATTCTAGGTAAAGTTAGTGCAATCTTTCTATCCCCAGAGGGATTTTGCTCTAGTCTTGCCAAAAACTTTTGAGTAGGACCATATGCCAGAGGAACTTTAAGAACAGATATTGGTTTATTCTTATCATCAAATCTTCTGATTTGAATATTATTAAAAAGGGTTCCAAAAGCAATTACAGTCTTGCTGATTGCCTTATTGTAAAAATAACTCCCAAGCATCTTAAAAGTTCCTAACTATACTATTTAATATATCTAAACTTCACCAAATGGATTTATTTCAGTAAAGTCTATGATCTTATCTGATTCTTCTTCAATTTCATCACTTTCATCATAAGCATTTTGTAGATCATAAGTTTGATAAAATCTAACAACATATGATGCACTAGATGCTGCACCAACTAATATGTCTCCATCAACAAAGTCAGTTCCCATTCCTGAAACCTTAAGTGTCTTTGTAGCAGGATCCCAATTTTTAACTATTCCTATAGCTCCAGATAGAGATCCTTTAACTTCTTCCCCAAAAATAAAGTTTCCAGAAGCTACTGTAGATCCTGCTGAGATTGTAATGATTGGTGTTGTTGTATAACCAGAACCAGCATTTAGAATTCTAATTGTAGATATTCCACCACTTGCATTTAAGAATGCTTCTGCTACAGCAGTTGTCCCTCCTGATACTGGAGAAGAAAATGTAACAGTTGGAGGAGATACATATCCAGTTCCAGCATATGTAACAGTTACAATTCCAATACTTCCTGAAGTTGCAATCCCAACAACAGCAGAAGCACCATATCCATTGCCACCAAAAAAGGAAACAGTTGGAGGACTAGAATATGAATATCCAGCTCCAGCATTTTGAATATAGATTTTTTTAACTCCTTTGGTTGAAGTTAAACTTTGAGTGTTTGTCATCACTCCAACTAAAGATCCTTTAATTCCACCACCTGTTGGAGATGGAACAGATATAGTTGGAGTGGAAGAATATCTATATCCACCACTTACAACATCTACCTTTTGAATACCACCTTGAACTAGTCCAGTATATGCAGTAGCAGTAATTCCCAATCCAGAAAGAGTTAATACTGCACCATATCCCAAATCTTTTAGTTTATAATCTAGATCAGGTAAACCTGTTGAAATATCATCATCTGATAGTTCATACAGTTCACATCTCAGTTCATAAACATAGTTTTTTTGTAGTTGATAGAATGGTTTTCTATTTTCAACATACTTGATTTCCATCAAGCTGTCTGACAAAGGAATGTAGATTAAATCCCCCTCATTAGGTCTAGTTGGATTTTCTACTCCATCTATTAGTGTAAGAAGATCTCCAATATAAGTATCATATCTTTCTTTTGAGACTATCAGAGTCATTTCATCAGTTATTCTGACTCCAAATTTGCTCATTAGTACACTATTATTATCAAACCCCTCATAGTTAACTAGGTATGCTTCAATAGGAAAAGCATTTTTAAACTTTGAAAGTAATGCCTCTCTAATTACTTTTCCTTTACTAACAATTTGTCTGGGGAGGTAATAGACCTCTATCCCATACATTTTTAATTGCTCATTTATTAAATCTTGAACTAAGTTCTGCTCACCATTAGTTCCTTGTATAAAAAATGGATTTAACATATCAGCCTATGAGATCTAATGGTGGAAGTTCATACTTAAGCATCATATCATCTTCAATTTGCTGCAATTCTTTCATTGCATCATCATAAAGTTGTCTTCCATTTAATTCAATTCCCCCTGGAAGTTTTACTCCTTGGAATTTAATTAAATTCTGTCCCCACTGCTTTTTGATTAGTGCTGTAGTATACTTCTTCAAGAAAGAATCATTCCAAACATTTGTTGACTCTGATGGATCTAAAATCCTATAACACTCTATCATCAAGTAATCATCTACATTTAGAGTGTCCCAACTAGTATCTATGTAAAGTCTATTTTGTCTCTTGTTAAATCTTAATTGTCTATCTGGATTTACAATCCAATCAATATCTTCTAAGTATCTCTTGGTTACATAGTAGTTCAACATTTCAGTAGAACTGAACCAATAGATGTCATTCAAGAATAATTGATAATTTATATTGAATAGGTTTGAAGCAATGGTTCTGTTACTTAATTTAAAAACCCTTTCAATACCAATAATAGAATCTGGAACTGGAATATAGTTGCTGTTTTCTTCCCAACTAAAAGTTCCAATTCCAGTTGTTGTGGTAGTAGTTACAATACCAACACTTTTATTATCTGCTCTTGCTCTTCCTCTATCTTTATCTGTCTGAGTAATTTTATACTTCATGAACATTTTTTGGACACCATCAAAGTGTCTCTCATGAAAGTATTGCAATGCTTCATCTACTCTATCATCTAGTTGCTCTTCTGCAACATTAATTTCCAAAACTGGCGCACCAAGTTGCCTTAAACAATAATCAATTAATCCTTGTCTTGATGCAGGTTTTGCCATTATTCTATCTTTTTAATTATTTAGATTCAAATGTATAATTCATTGAAATTAAAGTTTCTTGTTGCTTCATATAGAGTTTAACATAAGACTTACAAATATTTCTGAGTAAATCTATGTTTGTACATGTATCAAGTTCTCTTGAAATTTTTTCAAATTCAAACATTTTAGAAACTGTTTCCAGTTTCATACTATCATGATCCATTAATAATCTCCTTCAATAAAGATTTTATTTCATCCATTGAAGACTTTAACTCATCAAGTTCATCTTCAATTTTTTCAATTTTGTTCCTTTCGTTTTTTCTCCTATTTTTCAATATAGTATATTGGTCTGAAGAAAAAGAATCTGTATTAATAATTGCATTGGTTGAAAGATCCCTCAATAAATTTGGATATCCTTCAACCTTTGCATATTTTCTATCATCATACATCATTTTAATGCTATTGCTCTTAAATCTTTTATAACTGGAGTTGATGCCTGACTTACACTGCTTCCTACAATCTTGATTTGGAAACCAGTGAATGTTGGAAGATCATCAATGCTGAAGGTATAATCTCTATACTCACCATTCAAACTAATTGGAACATTTCCATCTGCTCTACCATCATTATCATCTGGATCTATAACAGTTCCATTAACATCCAGATTTAGATATCCTGGGAATAGTTCCCAAACTTGATCTTCATCTGGAACATCATCTCTATAAATCTTATAGAGAACTCTAAAGTCTGAGTTAGAATCTCTGATTGCAGAACATAGAACTTTCAGAGAATTTGCACTTTCTTGGAGATCAATTCTATTTGAGATGTGTACGAATGCATGAGGATCACCAACATTAGAGTTGACTCTACCATCAGTTGCATATGAACTAATTCCTACAGGATTGTTAATCCTAATCACATCAGTAGTTACATAAGTTTGTTCTAGATCAATAATTGGAGAAACTCTAGGATCATTTGTTTCTAAAGAAAATTCTAGAGTAAATGATTTTCTTCCAATAAATTCAGTTGGGTTTAAGAATTGCCCTTCATTATCTTTTGAAGCAAGCATTCTAATGGATCCAAAAGTATTATTTGAATTAACATCAATAGATTCAAATCCTTGATCAACATAAGAAACCTCAGTTCCATCAACACTGGTTGAAGAAATAGTTCTTACTCTGCCAGATATTGTTGTTCTATCAAATGTAGTAAAGAATACTTCATTTAGTGACAATCTATTAAACTGTTGATTTCTTGTTGCATAAACTTGTGATCCTCCACCTGGCTTAATGTCAGTGAATGTACTTCCTGCAGAAACCTGAACATAATATGAATCTAATGTTGGTTTTGGTGAAGAAACAACAGTATGAACTGTATTGATCTTAGTTAGGGGAACTCCATTAAATTCATACTTATAAACTAGAGAATCTAATTTATGGAACAAGCTAACAGTTCCAAATTGTGATCTAGTTACATTAATAAGTTGACCAGGAGCAACTCCTTCATATCTAATAATCTCATCATTTACTATTGCATACCCTGGATTCCCTGCAGCAACTATAGAACCATTATAAGTAGCAAATGTTGATGTATTGCCAACACTTATGGATCCAGTTTCAGTAATTCCATATGATACAGTGAGTTTTACTGGCAGCAAATCACTTTGTACACCAAGAATTTCTACTTTACTTCCTGGAGCATATAATCCATGATTTGGGTGGAAAACTAGAATGTGTCTTCCATCATTTACTGGAGAATCTGCTGCAGTGGATAATCCTACAATTGGATTATTCTGAAGATTTGATTCTTGAGTAATAGTATTCACTTTGCCATTATAGAATCTTGCAGTTCCTGTAGTTACATTAAAGTTTGCTCTTCTCAATACAAATTTTAGATCATCATCTGGACTTGCAACCCAAGTTGCACCATTCTGAGACTTGAATAAAGTTCCCATAGATGGTTGCTTGTTAATTATAACTTTTCCAATATCTGGATTATTGACTGTTGTAATTTCAACTTCTCCCATTCTTGAGTGCCATACTAAGTACTCATCAGAATCTGATAGAAGAACTATGGCATACTCTTTTCCACCTTCTAATCTGACTAAAGTATCAAATTTAAAAGTAGTTGCAACAGTACCATTTGTACTTGTTTTTACCTGATCTGGATTCAATACTTTTTCTAATCCAGTGACTCCACCAACAATATTATTTGATCCCCCTGGATATCCATTAACTGTTTCTCTAATTTGAAGAGTTACTGGAACATCAGTTGGTTTATCTGCAAAGTAGATATCAACTGATGTTGGAATAATACCAGTTTCATCATCAACAACAAAAGTTTGTGCTAAGGGATCATAGAAAATATTTCTAGTTGTTGTAATGAGAGTTCCTGCAGTGAAATATGAAGTCTCTGCAGAACTTGTAGATTCTCCTGGAACACCAGCTGGTGGTCTTGTGGTTTGCAATTTGGCAGTTACTGATCCACTAGTAATTTGATTTGGTGGAATCCAAACAGATCCTTGAATTGTTCCATTTCCATCAGATACTAATCTGAGATCAGAAACAGTTGCAGTTGCTTTACTAGTTAAACCATAAACAGTTGCTCCTTTTTTAACATTTCCCCAATATGTTGATGGGAAAGGTTGATTTAAAGTTTCAATATCAATATTCAAGAAGGTTGATTGTGGTCCATATAGAGTGGAAATTCCAACTGTAGGGAGATATGGATTAGTTAAATATTTGAATTCTGGGCTATCAATAGGACCAGCCTTGTGGTTTGGTGTACATAATCTACAAATACAAGTATCTACACCATTAGTAATTCTAATTGTTTCTCCAACTTGGAAAGTTCCAGTTACATCAGTAACTTCCAGTAATTTGGGGAAGATTGAAGTTGGACTATTTGTTAAGTTTAATCCTCCAAATACAAAATCAAATCTAGTTGATGGTTTTAGTCTAAGAGCAGTGAACTTAATGTTTCTTGCTCTCATGTATGGGATTCTTGTGAATGTAACAAAGGTATCAATTTGTCCACGTCTATTCCAGTTTGGAATCCAGTTATCCTGCTGAACATAAACCTGCCAATGGTCATATGGGGGGTTTAATGTTAATGATCCAATCCAAGTAGTAATATTGTATGGGTTTACACTTACTGTTCTACTAGCAAATGGTTGGTTAAAATAAGTAACTTCATTATAATTTAATGATAAAATAGTACCAGTTCTCTTAATATTATTTGATGGTGTTGCAGAAATATTGACATTTTCAATCGAATATTCTGTATCATCTGGGAACAGAGAAAGATCAATTCTATTATCTTGTCTGTTTGCAGATAAAGTTTCATTTAGAATATTTGCTCTGTAATCTGAATTTTGAGTATCAGATACTGAGTAATCTGAAAAATTATCTACAAAGAATCCAGACTTAAATCTATTAAGACCATTTTCATCTTCAATTAGTAAGTTTTGGGTAGAAGATTCTAATAGAGATAGTGCAGTATAATATTCTAGTCCTCTTACTCTTCTTTCAACATCTCTAATGTCAGACATTGTGAATCTTCTATTGTCCTTTAAGACAATAGTTACTTCATTGCCAGTATTAATATCATACACATAAGGAGTGCAGATGATTGTAGCAATATCTAGAACTTCAGGTGAAACTTGAGGAGTAATTGGAAACTCACTAGGATCTCCAAATACAACACTAAAGTTTCCATCTCTTCCTAAGGCTAACTTATCAATTCTTCCAAGATAAAAATCATAATCAAATACTACATTTTCATCTGATGCTAGAATTTGGGAAGCATTAGCACCTTCAGTTGCAAAAGATCTTGATGCAAAATCAAATGGACTTACAAAAGACAGAGGAGTATAAGTTCCTACCCTAGGTCTAATGTCAATGGTATCACTATTTCTTACCCCATTATATGTTGGGATTTTCTTGCCATATAAGAACTGAGGATAACTATTGACAGTAATTAAATCTCCAGAATCATTGGTTTCAAAGCTTAAGTAATCAAAGAATATTTTAAGCTCTCCAAATGGTTCTTTAGAATTATTTTTTCTTACTAATCTTCCATAATCATAATAATGCTTTCTTTGTCCATTATCTAAAATAAACTCATCTGCAATATTTTTATCTCCAACTTCAACAGTACCAACAAAGGCAGTAAATCCACTTTCTTTAAAGGTTACTTTTTCTGAAACTTGGAAGGTTTGGGAATTTTTATAGATTAAGTAAATTTGAGAGGAGTTTCTTTGCTCACAATAAACAGCAACCGCTCCACTGGATTCTCCAACAACAAGTTCTCCCACAACCAGATCTGTGGTTGTAGATGTTGGGGAATTAATTCCAGTTAAAGCAATCCAAGGAACTGATGGAATTCCTGTTGTTGAAGATTCATATACTGCTTGAACTTCAATTACATCTGGAGCATTTAAACTAATTTGCTTATCTTCAACTCTAAGACCATACAATCCAAAATAAGA